TCAATAGTTAAAAAATATAAATTTTTGATTTATATTTTTTTACGTTCTCACGAACAATATCATTTCAAAATGGGAGGTTAAAAATGGAAGGTTAAAAATGAGACAACGTGTATATTTATGCGATTTTCCATCTATTTCCACAAGTAATACAATTTATAAATGTAGTCATGGGTTCATCGCTTGACTTTATTTGTAGTTGATAATACGTCGTTTTGTTTCCCCTACATTTTCTACAAGTAAAAGTATCGGTTGATGCTTCAATATTTATATTAAATTTACCCTTATCTCTTTCGGATTTAATATGAAGCATTTTCGACCATTTATCCGGACACATTTCGTAATGCGTCATAAACGCAATTTCGTATGATTTTATTTCAGAATTTTTTACTTGGTCTATTAAATGTGGATTTTGTTTTAAATTAAACATAATGGTCCGCATCCGATTTAAATAAATTTGAATAAAATACGGATTATCCCATTTTTTTATTACCTTTTTATTGTTTGCTTCTTTTAATGCATAATTAAAAATCCCTTTTTCTAGATTTGAGGAATACGCCGCATTATCAAACAATACATTGATTTTATTTTTAAAATTTGAACGAAATAATTCGGGGTCTTCGATTTTAGAACACATCTTATTTTTACTATTCAATATCTATTTAAATTAAAATCAATTTTTATTTAAAACCTTATTCCGTATCATACGATTCCTCGCTTAATTCTGACCCAATATCTTCAATTATATATTGTTCGGACGTGTTGTCTATAACATCCACCGGGCCTTCAGATAATTCAGTATCACTTAAGGTTTCTTCACTTTCTTCGGAGTCACTCGTATCATCAACTACGAAATCATCTTTCAAATAACCAGATTTAGTTTGTTTCTCTTTGGGGATATGTTTCATTTCATCCTCATCATCTGTTGTATCATTCTGAGTTAAATCTTCAAATCCTCCAAATAATTTTTCATACATAATTTTCCAATGTGGTAATGTTAGGTTTACTGGTGTTACACCCATTTTAACAGCAACCAGACAGCAAGACCCAAAAAATAAGGTGGTATCTATTGGTGGAGGGAACTCGTATTTATTTTCATTATTTGCCCTACCCTTATTTTTACCATACATTATAATGCCATAATCGACCCCATCATGGGTAACTTTCCACTCAGTATGTTTTTTAAAATCGTCTGCCTTTTTAAAACCGCATTTTTTAAATAAATCTTCTTCTTTATAATCTTTGATTGCTAAATTTTGAAGAGAACCATCCTTTTTAACAAGAATAACAGAAATCGACGGTGTCTTAATCATAGGTTAATATACTTAATAAAATTATAAATAGGTTTAAATGGTTTATTATGAATAATATATAGTTTATTGATGAAAATATATATTCAACATTATAATTTAAATAATATTGCCTCTTTAGATGAGTATTTATATAATGAAAAAACACATATCGATATATATTCGAATGAAGGAATATTTATAGTTGATAATATCCAAATATTTAAATTGAAAATTACAGATAAAGATGTATACAAAATTGAAAATTATGGTGTGAATTTTAGCGGTTCAAATAATAAGCATACATTATTAATTGACGAGTCTGTTATTGAAAAGGAAACAGTGTTTCAAATTCCTCCAGACCATATAGCAATAAAATTAACAACCTTTACTTATAAAATGTATCAAAAATCAAACGTATCCTTAGTTATTGAAGGAACGTATAACAAGCCCGTAAATAATAATGATAGATATGATGGATTTGAACTGACGGATTTTTATTTTATTAGTTCGTCGAATTTAACGGAAATTAAAGATAATTTATGCGTGTTTTTATCTCTCTTAAACTAAACGCATAATATAATATGTTATTATGGATCTTCCAAACATCAATTTTATCAATTATATTGATTTTTTTAGTTCATTACTTAATAAATTTCTTTAAAACAACATTAACAGTTCCGAAAATTAAGGATTTAGTAAATTGCCCTACCAAAAAATACGAAAATATATATAATATAATCGCAAACAAAACCACCAGTTTTTCGGATGGAACTGATATTAATAGTTTACATTCCGAATTATTACCTAAAGATGAAATGAAAAACGAACTCAAACACTTTTTAAAAAAACAATTAAAAGAACCCGATATTTTACCTGAAAATGGCAAGAGTTATAACTCGAATTATTCAGCCTATTAAATATTTATAAATAGACATAAAGATAAAAAATAATAATTTAATATGTCGAATATGCTTGGTGAAACTGAAAAACAAACAATTCTAAAGAATTTTCCAAATATAAAACTTTCTTATGAAAATATTACTCATAAAAAGGTTTATGAGTTTGATTATGCACTATCTATACCAGTAGGTAAAAAATATTTCGCGTGGTTTTCTTACTATATGAATAAAGAAGTTTGTTTTATTATGGAACTAAACGACCAAACCCAAATATTAAATATAAAAATTATTAATGCATGTTATAATAAAGAGTTGTGTTATGGAACGATATTTTACGGGACAATATTTAATTACGATAATAATCGTTTTTTTAATATTGAAGATATATTTTATTATAAAGGAAATAATATTTCAAACATTAAATGGATTAATAAATTTAGTATATTGAAACAAATATTTACTTGTGAAATAAGTCAAGTATCATATAACAAATCATTTATTGTATTCGGATTGCCTATAATAAATACGAATTATTACGAATTAATTAAACAAATACATCTATTGCCGTATCTAACGAATTTTATTCAATTTAGACGCGCCAGACTTATCACTAATCTTAAATATATAAAAAAAGAGTATCCACAATCGAATCCTAAAATAAATAACGAAATCGTTTTTAAAATTAAACCAGATATACAAAACGATATATATCATTTATATACATTTAATAATGGAAACTCAGACAATTATTATGGACTCGCGTATATACCAAATTATAAAATAAGTATTATGATGAATAATTTATTTAGAACCATTAAAGAAAATAAGAATTTAGATTTATTAGAAGAAAGCGACGATGAAGACGAATTCGAAAACGAAAGGGTTGATAAGTTTGTGTTTTTAGACAAATCATACAATATGACATGCGTTTACAATAATAAATTCAAAAAATGGGAACCTGTAAAAGTAAGTGCGATTGGAACCAAAATAATCACCTCTGCAGAAATATACGAAATTGAAAAAAATAATAAATACTAAATATATATGTCTTTCCTAGGTTATGGTAATATTACACCGAATAGCAACATAAATGGAAATTATGTAAATGTAGATAGTTCAACATATGCGGGAAATTTTGGAAGTAACGAAATCCCGGGTTTACCTGGTTTAGCAGGTTCTAAAGTAAACGTTGATGCTGCTTTAGGCGTTGTTCCTGGCATTTGTGTAACTAAAGGCGGCGCTAAAAAAATTAAACGAAAAATTAAAAATATCACTAAAAGATATATGAAACACAGCAAAAATAAAATCAAAACTATGAGAAATAAACTTCGCGCTAAATATAGTCGAAGTCGAAAAACCAGAAGAGCAAAAAAACAAACACGTTCAAGAAAACAACGAGGTGGATACGCACAATATCAAAATAATATGCCTTTAACACAAAATTACTCACTTGGAGGGGTTTTATCTTCTAGTAACTCATCACTCGCAAATCCTCCTCCTATTAGTTTAAATACGGGAAACTGTGTAGATAACTATAACCATTTTACAAATAAAGGGTTTGCGTCACGTGGATGGTGGTAACTTAGCGTTTCAATGATATAAAACACGCTCCTTTTAACCCATCATTTTCTTCTTCATTTTCTTCTTCTTCTTCTGCCTTTTTCGAAAACTTATTTAGAGTCTCTAATTTCCATTTTTTATAATCCGATGTGTATTCAACGCTGGTTGTTTTAATTATTTTATAATTTTGTTTTTTATAAAATGCTTTTCTTTTTAACCATTGTCTTTGAAACACTCCGTGGTTATCTACAAAATCGTATATTACAGGTTTTGTAATTAAATGTTTACTTCTTAATATTCTTCCAACGGTTTGAACAATATCTGTTTTGGGTGTAATTAAAAACTCGGCATTTAATGATGGAATATCTAACCCTTCACTTGCCATAGCATAACTCGCCAAAATAATTTGTTTTGTTTCTGTATTTTTAAGGTCTATTTCTTTCATACCTCCAACATAATAACCGACAGAAGCGATGTTTTTACACACAATCTTTTTATACATATATTCCAAAATATTTAAATTATGGGATAATATAATTGTTTGTAGTGTTTCTTTGGATTTAACATACGGATTTTCAATATAATTTTGGGTGTATTTTAATACCTTTTTACAATAAAAACATTTGGGTCTTTTTTCATCTGAAGAATTTATTAATTTCTCAACACAAGGCAAGCAATATTTAACTTTTCCACAACAAATATTTTTAATTAAATAATTGTCGTTTTTGTTACACAATTCGCAACAAGGTGTTTCCAAATTCATTTTTGTTTTATGTGCTTCAATAACTTCGATGTCAACACACTCAACCTTTATAAAATCAATTAATACTTTAATTATAAATTCTGTCCTATAATTGTATTGACACAATTTACTAATCATAGAACTTATTTGGGGATTACCCTTATAATCTAAAATAGTATCGTTAAAATCATCATCGTTTGTTTTATAAACAATACTTCTAACTTCGACATCATGTTCATTTTTTACGTCCACTTTATGAACAACATCACCTAAAAACATTTTAAATATTTTGGTGGTTCCATCTTTTCTTTCCATTGTTGCGGATAAACCCAACATATATTTAGTTACTACCTTAAAAAGAGAATTCGAGAATGTTTGGCTTGATATGTGATGAACCTCGTCAATAATGGTAAACCCAAAACTTTCAAATAAATGTGATGGGTATTCTTTAGAAACTAAACTTTGAATCATGCACAAAACGATGTCTTTATTTTCAACATCAATTACTTGACCCTGAATTTTACCAATAGTTGCGTCTGGCAAAAACTGATGGATTCGTTCAATCCATTGATTCATTAAAAACTCTTTGTGGACAATTACTAATGTTTTCTTTTTAAGTTGTCCCAGAATATATAAAGATGCCGACGTTTTTCCCCATGCACAAGGCAACTCCAATAAACCACCACCAACATTATATTGTTTTACATAATTTATGAATTTGTATACGACTGGTTCTTGATAATCTCTTAATGAACCGTTAAATTTTAAATCTATGTCGGCGCCTTCACTTATTTTATATGTTAGAGGAACCCCAAATTGAGAAATACCGTAATAATGAGGAACATATATTTTATTTATGGATTCCCTATATACAGGAAACGTCGGTTGGTTGACATTATTAAACCCGTGCGTTTGAGGCTTAACAGTTAATTCCGTTTTTATAGCGTGTTGTTGCTCTGGTGTTAATTCACACTTTAATAGAGTATAACCTTTTGAACCTAAACTGGTATGCATTATTTTAGTAGACATTTACTTAGTTTAGGTTTAATTGTTTATGTTATTTACATTTCATTTTTATTCTTTATGAAAAGAATAAAATATAACACTATGATATATGGATAATTTTAAGAATTTGTTTCAAAAAGATAACTTAGGTGAATTATCGTTAACTATACTTTTTATAATTTATTTAATTATGGGGTATAAATTACCTTACGAAGTATCCAAACTAATAAGCACTCCAATCGGTAAAATCGGGGTTATTTTAATTGCGATTTCTTTATTTATCTATTGTAATCCTATTTTAGGTATTATTTCTTTATTTGTTGCATTTGATTTAATTAGACGTTCTGATGTTTATACCGGTATTGACGCATTAAAAAAATATGCACCATCAGAAGAAAAAAAATCATCACAATTTACAGCATTTAATCAATTTCCATATACTTTAGAACAAGAAGTTGTTAACCGAATGGCTCCAATTGTAAGAACCGAATCCACTTTATTTGCCGCATCATATAAACCAATGTTAGAAAACTTACACGACGCAACTCCGCTAACATCTACCTTTTAAGTCTTCCCATATAGTTTAATAAATAATTTATAATAAGTAATGTAACAATAAACACAAGCCCAAATATTAAAAAACCCGGAAAACTAAAATTCTTGTAAATATCATTTGTAACCGGTTGTTTGGTATTTGCGACATCTATGTTTTCTTCCGAGTTTCCTGTTGGTTTACAAGATATATAAATATCATTATCTGAACCATTAGATAGATTTGGACCGTTTGAATTAAAAAAAATACTTGACCCTGTTGCTATATTTACATTAGGTTTTATGACCGATTTTAAAATAGTTAAAATATCATTTGATAAACCAATCGAGTATTCTCTATCGAATACGATATAATCATTATTGTCTGTCGAATATGTATAAAATGGTTTTTTCGGGACGATATTTTGTAATGTATACTCTGTTAAAGTTATATTTACAGAATCACCATTTTTAGGGGCACCTTTTGAAACAGCCGTTATAATGTCAGTTAATAATATACTCGATGCCGATGAACTGGTGCTTTGAATAATCGGAACACAAACAATCAACTCTTTACCTCCTAATATAGGCGTGTGGTATATCATAATTTCAGATTCGGTTGTTGTTCCATTAAATAAATGGAAAGAAGGTGTGCAAATTTGAATTTGAGATACTTCGTATTTATTATTATTATAAGTTACGGGGGGTGTGCTTGACTTATCATATGATAAAATTATCATCGTGTTATTATTTGTAGCAGAACAACTGCTTGGTGTGTATTTAAAGGAATATGCACATTTTAAATCGCACTTACCGTATATATTTTCTGATGAAATATTTATTTTATTTTCAGATGTTGTCATTAATATTATAACTATATATAAATAAATTTAACTAAATGTAAACCAACATTAATCGTCCAATAAATACCAATATATATTGGTATTTATTTGTAAAGTATCCTATTTATACAAATATAGACATGTCAACACACATAAATAATTAATAGACCATCTCTCCAAAATAATTCTGTGTCAACACAAATATATAAAAATACCCTATATATTCC